CAAGGAAAAACGGCGCATGAAACGCCGACACCTTAGTATCCAACAGACAAAAACCCCTCAGGATCATATCTCATCCCTCCGCAAACGCTCGATACGCGACTCTACGACTTCACGCCTATCGTCAAGCCTTCGTTGCGTATTATCCGCCGCATGCTGCTTCGCATGCTTAAGCTTCTGAGCGTGCATATCAAATTGCATACGCTTCGCGTCACTGAAACCGAGCGAATGACCTACGCCATCGCGCTCCGCCTGCGCTGCCAGCTTCTTCTGATAGAACCTCGGGATAGGACGTTTATCACCGTCCACAATAACAAAATTCGACGGAAAACAATCCGCCGAAAACTTGCTATACCACTCCGCGCCGATACCCGGCTTGCGCGACATAACAATAAACTCAGGTTGAACGTTAACACACTCACCCGTAACCGGATGAACGCGGCGATAATGATCCTCCGCCGCTTTCCCCGTGACTTTACTCAAAATATACCGCGACACGTAACCCGCTGACTGCGCGGTTACGTCACCAATCTCACAATGGCCGAATGGCCAAATCTCTTCCAACGTAGGACTACGATATAGAAGATAACCGGCTGCTGACTTACGCCACAAATACCGATCACTCCGAAAATCTAAACCGAATACCAACAAGTGATAATGCGGGCGCTTGGTTGCATCGCCATATTCCGCAAGCAAAGAAACGACACGCGCCTAATCTTTTACGCAATCTTTTCATAAACAATTGCAAATCTCTAACTGAGACGGAATAATCAATCGGCAAATTATCATCATTGAAAGTAAGAGTAAGAAAACAGGAATTAAAATGTTGAGAATTCTCGTGCATAAGGCGTGTTGTCCATTCTTGCGCTTTGGCGAGACGGCAACCAATACATCCGCCGCATGGTAACTTGATAGGTGGCAAATCCTTCCACGCTTCGCGCGGATTACGTGTTACGCCCCCCGAGCGTTTCTGCAGCCACACTTGGGGGGCGTAACAAGTCACAGCCGAATGCCACCACGCATCGGCACCGGCGCGACATTGCGCCGATGAGTCCTCGCAGCGTGGCGGCTAAAATGCCGGGCCGAACCGGCCCGCGACATCTTATGACGTCTAAACGACATTGACCCCTCCAACCTCCCCTCGCGGGGGGGACATGAGCGACACCAGGGACGGTGTCACTCAGCATATTACATAACAAGTAGGACCATATGCTAGTGCCTCCGCGCGGCCGCAGCGCGGCCGCTTGGAAGGCCGGCTCCGCCGGCCTGGCGCTACGCGCCAAGTAGGGGCTCTGCCCCTCCCGCTGCATCACCACCAGTGCGTGAGGGGACCTCACGCACTCGTGATGATTCCGCTTCACCCCGCTGCTCGCCGCGAGGCAGGAAAAAAGGCTTTGCCTTTTTCCGCCTCTTATTAAGATAAATCCTTATTGACACTGGCAAGCCATTTGATAAGATAACCAAGTCGCAATCACGCGACGGAGACACAACAATGATCGTGCACTCTCAGGCTCTTACGAGCATTATCAAGATGGTCCGTGAACCCGGACCAATCAAAATCGAGTTTGACGAAGCCAACAGGGTCCTGATCGTGCAGGAATTCAACTTGCATTACCTACGCTGGGATGACCTCGGCACGATCCCGGTCGATTACAAGAAGCCGACACGAAACCGCAGCAAGACCACAAATAAAGATGGCGCCGACGAGGGCGCCATCTCCGATCCACGACAGACGGATCTAACCGCTACTCCGCCTCAGGCTCAGGAGGCGAAGCAGCCGGAAGAGGCTGCAACAGACCCATCTCACGCAAAAACGACACCTCTTCGGCGTCGTTGAACGCCGCAAGGAAACGACCGGGATCGTTCCCGTAACGATCCCGGACCTTAGCAGGCAACGCCGCAAACGCGTCCTGCGCACGAAGGGCAATGTTCATCCCTTCCTGATAATCCGCATAGTCCGGCAAATCCTCATAGCGCGCGCCCTGGCGCGCTATGTGCGTAATAACTCCCGTGCGCTGATACTGTCGCACGATATTGTGAATGTCGCATTCCTCCTTATGCGACTGTTTCGTAAGCACCGGGCCTCCGCCCGGATGAGTAACGCGGCGTGCGCCGCTACGATAAAATGACATGCTACCTCCTATCCAAACGACGATCAGGGAAACCGCCGCCCTGCGGCGCGGGCACCGGCCGAGAAATCTGCGACGCGCTGTTGCCCGTCGCACCGCGAAGACGCTCCAACAACCGAGTAATCGCCTCAATCGTGGACGTCGTACTCCCGCCACGACCAAACTCATTGCGATTCACAACCTCCTGCCTGATGCGGCCAGTCTCCGCCTCATGCATCGGTATCCTCGCCAACTGTTCCCGCGCCGACGATATCAAATTAGCAATCGTCGCCTGTTGAACAGACGGAACACCGCCCTCCGAACGAGTCCGCGCATTATTCAACTCAGTTTCGGACGCCGACTGCACCGTCCGCGCAGCGTTAAACGCCGTCTCACTACGCTGCAAATCCTGCGTAGTCTCCTGCGTTCTCATCCCCTCACGCGCCGCGGCGATCGCCGAAAAAGCCTGAGCGCCTGCCGCCGCCGCATTCCCAAAGTGCGGATTCTCCGCACGCAAATTAGAACCGGGGGCGCTACCAACGCTCCCCCAATTACCCCCTCCCTGCTGATACGCAAGCATCGGGTTAAGCCCCGCTTGCTTCATATCTGCCATAGCAGCCTGATACGCTGTCGATCGCATATACTGCTGCCAATTCATCTGCGCTTGCAAGCTCTGCGCTTGCCACGCAATATTGTTCTTGTTCGTACGATTGTTGGCATCGTTGGTCATCATAGTCCCGACCAACTCGCCGATTGCCTGCATAGTCCCGCTAACAGCGGTCCCCAGACCGAACATATCCGACATAACGACGCTCCCTAGAAATGGTCAATCAGACCAGGAACCCCGTAAACCGGCATCGGTCGCGCACACCGCTGCTTGAAATAGAAATCCGCGATGAACGTCGGCTCCGACGGAACCGCGACCACACGGTCAAACGGCGGATTCTCTTCGATAAACGCCGCATTCAAATGCGGCCGCGACGCAAAATCCTGCGCCAAATGCCACAAATCCAAACTCTGCGGGAACGACGACCGTAACTGCGCCGTAATCATCGAAGGCTTGTAGCGATACTCCGCATACCGCTCCTGATACCCCCAAACACTCTCATCGTCCGCGGTACCATTCATATAAATCTCCTTCGACAGCACCGCCTGCTCACCAATATTCGACAGCGCGGGCCAATAATACTCGAGCCGCGTACGTCGCGACCACATCCTATTCAGTCCCTGCTGATAATTGAGGTCCGCACGCACGCAAACAAGTCCGATGACCACGCAGTGTTCCGTAAACGACTTGGAAAAGCCGTGGCCCTGCATAACAGACGTTCCGATACCTGAGAGATTCCCTTGCGGGGTATCTCCGGTACCCGATCCGCTTGTCTGGGGAATAGGCGAAATATTAAGGACGCTCTGCCCTCCACCGAGATACTCGGGACGCTGCAACCTAGCGTCAGGAGACACAACACCAAAATGCGCACGCACTATCTCAGTGTAGCGTGTCCCACCGCGCGCATCCCTCTCATACAGCTTCTGCACCTGAAAGGCCTGCCGCAACTGGTTAATCGTGGCCGCCGTCGCGCCCGACAAATCCGCCTGCAAATGCGTCCCAGCCGGGTCCCACTTCAAGTTGCTGTCAGCGCCTGGCGCGCCGGCGGCCCAGCGGATCTGACCCAACCCGGCACCGCTGACCGCGACCAAAGGTGACGGGCCGCTGCCATCAGCGAGCATAAACGTGGGAACACTCCCGTCGCCGATAACCGGCGCCGTAGCCCCGAGCGGAATACTCACGCTCTCTCCCTTCTGCGGCCACGGAAGCGCCGACGTGAAGTAATCATGGCGCTTCCCACGACGCAGTAACTGGTAATCATCCGGACTATCCGGGCCGTCATCCTTATTAACGACCACACTGTCCTGCAAATTCTGATCCCGGAACCATTCGTTCCAGATCAAGTTATACGCGCGATGCCAAAACGCGCTAACCTTGAGACCCGGCGCCAACGGCAAACCGAAATAGTCGTGAATACTCTCCGCCTGCGGCGCCTCGACGAACTCGACGCGCGGCACCAGAAAATCCGTGCTGTCGCCTGGATTATCCTGCTCACCATTGAACCGCTGCCAATTATCCCAGACGAGCCGCAACGGAACGGCAAAGAAGAACGTATTGAAAAACGCGTTGTCCATGATCGGCGCCAACGGCGTCGCCATGCGAGCGAACCCGGTCATATTGACCGTAAACGTATCGCCCGGTAGCACCTCATCAAAATAGATCGGATACAAATAACCAGCGTACAAACTGGTCTTGTACCCATGCGAACGGTCGAACGAGCTTCGCGGGATATCCGCACGCGGAACCTGCGAAAACTGATGGACCATCACAGACGGCTGACGCATATTAACCCCCTAGGGTTGGGGGCTTCCGCCCCCCTGTTGATAAGATACTATTCGTGCCCGTTCAAACGGGACAAGGTGATCGGATCACGGACCGTGCTGACCACACCAACGTCCGGACCCTTCACCGGCAAAACGACCGCGCCGTTCTGCCCATCGGGCTTGATGAACGCCAGAACCGGCCCGTGATTGATAACCAAATCCAGCGGCCGAACCGCTCCGGTCTGATCATCGAAAAAACAGACCTCATACAACACAAAGTCGCCGGGATGCCGGCCGACCACCGTGTTGAGGTCCGAAGCCAACTCCGCGCACGCGCGAATGGCGTGACCAACATGACCAAGGAAAAACGGCGCATGAAACGCCGACACCTTAGTATCCAACAGACAAAAACCCCTCAGGATCATATCTCATCCCTCCGCAAACGCTCGATACGCGA